ATCTGAGTGTAGTTACCCAAACGAGTACGGTGTGGACCAGTGATAGGAGCTGCATCAGTACCGTAGTCAGCACCTTCTGCTAACTTAGAGTTACCGGGCGCTGCCAATTCATCTGTTTGCCACTCATGGTAAATAGCTTTCGCTTTGGTTTTACCGATTGATGAAAGGAATGGAGTCTCTTCACGAGAGATCATTGAAATAAAGTTTGCTAAGTCTTCACGTTCTGATACGCTTGCACTATTAGTACCTGAAGTTACTTGAGTCCCTGCACCGGGACCTGCGGTTGTACGTCCACCAACTGTAGCCATAATATATTCTCCTTAAAGAATTAGTTTTTAAAGTTTTAAAGAATTTGCTGCGTATTGACGCAAGAAATCCATTTGGTCTTCCTTAGAAGCGTCCTCTCGGAAAGCTCGTGCCTTAACCATCTTAGCCTTATCTTCCTTCTTGCGCTCTGAAGTCTTAGCCTTCTTAGCAGGTATAGCTTTCTTAGCTGGTACTGCTTTACGTTTGGCTTGTCCTTTAGAGACACCTTGCTTTAAGACACGGTAATCATTTAACACACGTACAAGTACAGGATCAACTATTGTATTAACAAAGTCTTCATCTATTCCTTCGCCTAGAGCGAAATCACGGATTTCATTTGCGAGCTCTGCATTGAAACCGGGAACATGCTCATCAATAGTTTCTGTAAAGTATTGTACTTGTTGCTGCCACTCTTCCTGAATGATCTTCTGTTCTTGAACCTGTAGGTTCTCCAACAGACCCTCACGCTTCTTACGGGCATCCCAGTATTTCTTCTGGACTTGCTCACGTTTGTCTTTGAGTTCACTCACCTCAAACGTATCACCTTCCTCTCGTGCCTTCTCAATTTTAGCTTCGAGATCATGATATTGTTTCGCTAAGGATTGCTCCTCTCCGACTAGTACAGCTGCCGAAGCCTTACCTAACTCACGGACTTCTGAGAGGGCTTCCTCTCGTTCTTCCTCTAGAGCTTTTCTTGCTTCGCCAAGTTCACGACCCTTTTTACTAAGTGAAGCATCTGTCTGATAACCTTTCAGTAAATCAGCAAACGAGACATCAAGTTCCTCACCATCAATTTTGACACGGACCTTGGCATCTAAATCTAAATCATCAGCAGTGTAGACATCAGCATCTTGGGTAGACTCTTCTTCATCGTCATCCTCATCATCTGCTTCCACTTCTTCTTCTTCAGACTCTTCTTCAGTATCGGATTCCTCATACTCACTAGGGTCTTCTTCTTCGTATGATTCCTCCGGGTCAACTTCTTCTTCCTCTAATTCTGGTAGCGGCTCTTGAATAGCACCTGCTTCACGAGCAAAGTCACTATTTTGTAGAACGGCATCAAAGAGATCAGCTTCTGTTTGACCATTTGACATTGAACTAGTGTCATCCATTGGGGGTAGAGTTTGTTCTTTTGTCATAATAATATCCTCTTATTATTTCTTGGCTGCTTTAGGTGCAGCCTTGTTAACCTGTGATTCGTAATGCTCCTTAAGTTGTAGCATAGCTAAAAGAACCTGTGCATTCATCTTTGCCTTACCTGCACTACGCATTGAATCGTATTCTAAAGAATTAATCATATCTTGTAAATTCTTTATTAGTATCTCATGATCTACTCGTAAATCAGCCATCGTCCTCGTCCTCTAGTTGTGGTCCCATGTGTGGGACATTGCGACCATACATTTCGTATTGTGTCAGTTTACTCTTAACATCACCAAGAGCTAGGACACAGTTGTAAATAAACTCCCGTGTCTTATGCTCATGTGGTTCAGTCTTGAGGAACTGAAGATAGTAGTCTACCATCAGCTCCCCATAGACACCTGTGAAAAACTCTTCACGTTCATGTTTAGCGAACTCAGCTTTTACAAGTGCCTCTTTAGCGAGTACGTCCGGGTGTACTTGTTTTAACCTCTTCTCGGCTACCTTCTTGTACTTATCCATTCGTTTTATATTCCTCTATTGTTGTTTCTGCATAGCAATTACTTGAGATGCAATCTGTAATATCTGATTGAAGTCTGGGTGTGGTGGTATCTCAGCACCTTCTTTAGTTGCCTTGATAGCCATCTCTGCCCAATTCTGATAGTGCTGGTCAATAGCCACAGCCAATTGCTTACTATTATCCTGCATAGTGTTAGTAGCTTGTGCGATTGTGTATTGAACATTAGCTTCTGCTAGAGCCACATCAGCAGCAGTCTTACGTGCAGCCAACTCTTGCTCTTGCTGTGCCTTCTCGGTTTGAGCTTGTACAGCTTCAGCAGCTTTCTGTTTGAACTCATCAGTAGTGTAGTCTTCTAGGAAGTCATTACTGTCTAAGCCCAATGCTTCTATCAGCTTCGTAGCGAGTACTGCAGGGGCATTAGTCTTAACAATATTACCCTGACCCGCTTGGTTTAGTGCAGGTAGGATCTCAGCCCCTAAGCTCTGCAACTTCTTAATCATATTTGAATTACTGTTCTCACCTACATCTAACAGCACCTCACACTCCATACCCTTAGGTAAATCCTTAACATCTATAGAAGTTAACACTCCATTCTCATAGACATTCATAGACTTAACACTATCACGTAGAGTACGGTATACACCAGTACATAGACGTTTAAAGCCAGTCTCAGCGAACCTACGGGCAATGTGTTGGATACGTTTCTGTGATGCACTCTGTACAGCAGCAACCTTCTGTTCGCTATTACCAGAGACATACAAGGTATCATTCAAACCCTGTGCAGCCTTGGACATACCAGTGGCTTGCTCTTTGATTAGCTGTAGATGCTGTAGCAACGGTACCGTACCCGTAGAGATTGTCTCAGGGGCTAGGGGTGCTACGGCTCCCATAGGGCTACCGTTAGTTGGTATGATCTGCTTAGGCTTCATGTTCTGCAGGGCAGAGAAGTCTACTACGTTTGGATCAGCCAACTTAGGAGAGTAGTTAGTTAAGTAAGTATTCTCTACGAATCCACGGAGGATTGCTGTAGAGGCCAATGTAGAACTACGGGTGAAGTCTGCAATAGACATACCGTAGAATTCAAATGGAATGTCGATAGGTGTAATCGAAGCTACAGGAATCATATTACAATCTTCTTCTAACAGTATGTGACTACCTGCTGTAATAAGATGTTTGAGTTCTGCAATACCATCACCATCACGATCAGCATAGACCCAACACTCAGTGATAGATACTTCACGGTTAGCTTCTAGTTCGAAGTCAACCCCTGAGTTGGACCAATAGTTCTGACCTGTAATATCCTTACGTGCAGAGATCTCTTCAGAGAAACGACCAACGGCTCCACTGGTATCATCCAGTTCATCCCAGTCATCCTCAGAGAGTTGTTCTGCAACCTCAGGCCACCACTTACGTATTTCACTACGAGTCATCTGAGTCTGAATACCAACGAAGTCAGCATCTTCTATAGACTTAGCATTACGTGAGATACGGAAGTTCTCTGGTGGAACAGTTTCAATCTTAACACGTGACTTGTCTGTGGTACGTTTGATACGTACATCCACATACACAAGCTCGACATCCCCTGTCACTTCCGCTGCTTCGTTCTCGAACTGCAACTCACCTACAATCTCAACATTGTCATCGGCAAGGAGTTCATCGAGTTTAGTCTGAGAGATTCGTTCATACTCTTCAAAAGACACCTCGAAGTCTTCTACGAAGTCCCAACGGATTATTCCATTCTTCCAAAGCAAAGCAGTCTTAATCCATGACTGCAATATTTCCCAACCATTGTTCTGCTTGAACAGACAGTGGTTAGTCATAAGGGTAGCATCATGCGCCCTCTTGTACCCTCCGGGGCTATCATCATACGGAGAGAATTTAACTAGCTTATTGTTAGACAGGAACAAATCACTAAGCACTGCAGTGTATGCCTCTACAGTTTCTGTAGTAGACGTATCAACAATACTACTGACACCCTGTGGGCGTAGGTGCCCATCAGCAATACCAGCATACTCATAGGTAGACTTCTGTCGCTCACGGCTAAGGTCACTGGAGTTCAACCAATCCCCTGCACTATTAGCAAGTCCTACATCTACAAGATTAAGTAACTGTTCGTCTGTTACCTTTTCTATAGCCATCTTAACGTCTCCAAGGAATATCTTTAGATTCTTTTAAATGTTCACCATCGTACTCACCGGGACGTGGTTTCTCACGTACCTTACGTTCCTTGGGTTTCTTCTCTTCTTTCTCAGGATTAACCTGTGTGTCATTATATCGCATGATGTCCCTCCTAGGGTCTATCTATCAATCATAGTTATATATGTATTTAAAATCCCCTTAGGAATACAACCTATTGCCACAGATGGAATGCTATAGCGAATGGAGATGGCTATGTGGGTACGGGTTGTATTTCTAAGAGGATCTTAGTAATAGCATAGTTATATACCACGGGCTATGCTAGACCCGTTGAGGACAATGGTATGGGGTACCCCTCAGGGTGTTCTTTATATACACTTAGTATATTCTCTTATAGTACGCATACTATTTATATATTCTCTTATAGGGACTCAATAGATTCATGAGTACCCTTGAGAGCTCCTTAGAGTGTCGTCAGGGGCCTTCTGCACGTAGGCCCCATCAGACTAGCCCTTAAGGTAGCAAGGGTTCTGTACGGCTTCTGAGGAGGTTATAACTAATTGGTTTACCTTAGGGGTTACAACCAACTAGTATCATCCTCTACATACTGTGAAGCCTTATGCCTCCAAGAGACATTTTGATTAGACAACTTATCCCAATGTGTACGTAGTACTTCACAAGCTATGGCTAGAGACATAACACAATCATCTGTACAACCGGGGGCTGCCTCAGTCTTTCCTGTGTCTGTAGATATATAATCCTTCAGCTCTTGTATCATAACATTGTATGGTATACGTATCTCTTCATTCTCGATAAGGTGTTTAAGATTACCAATGATTGCAGGTTTAGAACTAGACGTAGTTCGGAATCCTACCCTGACCTTATTGGGATCTTTAGTATTAGCTGTTACATATTGCTTATACAAGTTAACATAGTTCATGTACTCTAACTTCTGTATAGTAGCAATACCCATAGAGTTACTCTCTACACAAATTAAAGCATTGTTATAGTATCTACCTAAGTAGAATAACAACTCACCATACTGACTAGGGTCCACACGGTTATCCCTATATACAGCTACAACCTCCTGTTGTTTATTTAAGACGGTAGCTACGGAATAATCTTGACCTACCCCTAGGGCAACGTCAGCAGCTATCACATAGTTCTCATCCCAATCAGGATACTGGAAGATATGTAACTTCCCTTCCCTATTCTCTTCAAACTGTTTAGAGAAGATATCCCATGAGCGTACAGTCACAGGTGCCTCTGGTAGAAGATCAGCTAGCTTACCTGTATCGAAGACATTACTACCTGAGACTACGAAGGCTTCCTCGGGGGTGATGGGGTATTCCTGACGGAACTTCAACTCACCACTCTCAGCTATCTTAAGTCTTCTCCAGTATAGTTGATCATTATCTAGACTATACCTCTCCTTCAACTCTTCCTCTTCTGTACTTAGTTCCATACCCTCAGGGGCTGTACGTCTATATTCATCAGTCCAGTACCAAGGTAGGAAGATAGGTAGGTATTCGTTATCACCATTCACAGCACCCTTCCAGAGTCTGTAGAACTCACCACTAGCACCATTAGCTGTAGACTCCAAGATCACCTCAGTGCCGGGAGACTGAGAGATACCTTGGAAGAGACCTGCTAGGATCTTCTCATCGTGTTGCCAGAAGGCTACCTCTGATGCATGTAGGATCGTAGGTGTAGTACCCCTACCAGCCTCAGGGCTACCAGCTGTGTATAGACGGTAGGAACCTGTAGCCTCCTTATCTTTATACGCTGGAGACTGTAAGATAATCTCCTTAGCGTTAGACCTCTGTTCCTTAGGGCGTAGGTCTGGATTCATATTCTTAACTAGATTCTTACTCATATTAAACAAAGCATCTGATGTAGCTGAGTCATGAGCTAGGATTACTGATCTAGAGTAGGGAGAGAAGTAAGACTTCCAGAAGACCCTACCGGAACAATAGGTAGAGATACCTTGTTGTCTAGCCTTTAAGATAATAGCTCTTACCTTACCTGTCTCTTCTAATTGCTTACTTAACTGTTCTGTTATATATCTTTGAGCTTGGTTTAGTTTGAAAGGTACAAAGCCTTGGGTGGCATCCTTGGTAATGATCTGGATCTGTTCCTCAGCAAACTTAGCGAAGTCCTTCTGGTACTCC